GAGGGGCCTTGGGGCCCGGCAATATTATTCGCGACTTGTTGAAGCGTTATAATCACACTCGGGGTTTGCGGTCGAGTAGGTGATGTTCCTGCCGCATCGAAGTGTAGAGACAAATCCAAATCTGCTGACGCCCATGCTATTTCAATGTAATCATTAACACCCAAATTGACCATCAGATTCAGCGCCGCAATCAGTTTATCATTATTACCTTCTAATGAAAAAATACTGTTTGAGTCCGGAATATTGACGCCGTTTTTCAAGAACCATACACTCACATCATCTTTTCCTCCATCCGTTTTATCAAACTGCGCCGAGAACTGAACATTATATATGCCCGCATTCAAAACCTTTATTTGAGACGATGTCGCGCCTATTTGAACCTGGTTATTACTGGGGTCGCTGTTATTCACCGTCATATAATTGACGCTTGTTGCGCCAGCATTTGTTTGGTCGGACGTGCTCCAAAACGCCCCCCAGAATCCAAGCAATCCCAATTCCGCTGTTATACCATCGATTTGCTGTTGTATTGTGAGGTTGGTTCGCAACCCCTCTAACATATCAAATTGGAGGTCGCTTATATCCGGCTCAGATTTAGTAAGAATATCCGTATTTACCTCATCCGCATTAATAGCACTGAGATTCGATAAATAATTGTAAGATGTGAATTCTAAATTGTTAATGCTCATAATAAAATATACTGATATTTTATAATGCCGACAAAAACTCCTACCAATCGGAACACCAACTATAATCATATTGAGGTGAAAACCGATTCCATCGTTTCGATGCTTGACCAACTCTCTAAACTTGGTGTCTTGAAATCGAAAAAGAAAAAAGCACGTCGCGTTGCCCCTCCCGATTCCATTCGTCAAAGTAGTGATTTGGTCGGTTATACGAAAACCATTCCTAATATTCTTCTTGCGCCTCAGGGTGCTTCACCAAGTCAGATTGAGGATATTCAACGTCGCAATGATGCCGTCGTTGCTGCATTGAGAGCCGAGGTTCAACAACAACGTTTAGAAGATATACAGACCTCCCCTCAGGTTCTTTCAGCAATAGCACGTTTCCGCGGTTCCCCCCCACAACAATCAACCGGTTTTCAACAGAGCGCATATGTAACTGAATTGCCCGATGTAAAAGAAGAGAGTTTCAAACAAAGTATGAGTCCAGACGCACCTCCTCACGAAGAGAAAAGGACAACCGAAGTTTTTGCGACGGAAGAAGAAGAGAGTGAATTGCCGGAGGGTGTCGCATTTGCCGAGATCGAAGACGAACCTATTACGGTTCAGCAGGAAACACCTTTAACTGGTGGCGGCAGTTTTCAACCGATTGAGAAAATTCGCGAGGGAATTCCACGCAGCGCCGATCTTAGAAATAAACGTGTTATTGTTGCCGCCGATTTCGGATTGCCTGCACCCCCACCAGAGAGGGGCACCACTCGCCCTCAGATGGAAGAATATTATCGTATGTTAGCCGACAGGACTCAAAATCCCGTTAATGGTGCAATTCTTGGAAGCAAAATTAAAATGTTTAAAGCTATAAATACGATATTGGATGAGTATAATCTTCCACAATAAAACATCTTCCTCTATTATATAATGTCTGAGTTCGTTGAAGAAAACGTCCGAGAAATATTTTTCGATTTAGAAAACCTTCCTAATTCCCTCATTTTTGCGCTTCCTGAGAATGATTTCACTTATACCCCTAATATGTTTGCCGTTAATGAACATTTTAACATTGAATATTATGAGAAGAGGTTTGAGCGCGCATTCCCTGGGTTATTGGAACAGTTTCCGTGCCTCTATTATATGGTCGAGGATTGGCGAAATAACGCAATCAAATTAACCCCTTTAGAAGAGATTGAAATTAAGGCGAGTGCCGCCCCACTTTGAATTATATGTATATTATATATATAATGCGAAACAGTTCAACACCAAGACCAACACTTTACGATACTTTGAGGGTGGGTTATTTACCTTCTGAATCGAAACAGGGCAGTGAGATGGCCAAATACGGCTACCAGATCGACAAGGGACTCAGCAACGACAATCAGCAGGTTTATTACAACCCTGAAACCAAGAAGCTCCTCTATAATGTTACTGGATCGCATACCGTCGGCGACTGGGTGAATAGCGACCTGAAATTGGCTTTGGGAATTAAGAAGAACGCCGGCAAACCCATCATCGAGCGCGGCATTGAGAAATTGTTGCCTGAATCCTGGAGAAAGGGATTTGACCGCGGATATGAAAATGTTCTCGGTGGATTCAAGGATACTGACCGTTACAAACAGGCCGACGAAACTCTGAAAGCCGCCAAAGCGAAATACGCCCCCGCCGAGACCGCCATTACAGGGCATTCCCTCGGTGGCCGCATCGTCCAGGACATCGCCAAGAGTAGTGATAAAGTTTATGCGCTAGACGCTGGTTCTACGATTGGTCAATCCGTGAAGGGCGGGCCAAACCGCAATATCTTTCGAACCGCTGGTGACGTCGTATCAGGAACAACCGCGTGGAACCCCGCTGTGAAAACACTCGCAAATCCACATACCAGCACCATTTTGCCCGCATTATTGAGCGGCGACGTAAAGAAGGTTGCGCTTGCGGGGGCCATCGACGCTTTTCACGCACACAATGTGGAAAACATTAAGGGATCCAAAATATTTGTTTAATTACATTTTCACACCTACTATTGTAAATGTGAAATTGCCATTGAGGGGTAAGAATCCAGAGAAAGGGGCACCTGGATTGAGAGGAATTGCTGTGAGTTTCAAATCCACTACATCTTTGGTTTTGTAAAAACTGGTTACAAGTGTTGCCATTGTGCCTTGACTTCTCACATCATTTATTGTTGGGGTTGATGCCACTGTCCCTAATATTGCCACTTGAGTTTGTCTATTTGGTGCCGTTAATGACAATTGATTTACAAAATCAAATCCTTCCATTTGAAGAGTAAAGGCAGCATTAAAATTGGCCGAACCTGAGTGCCAAGTTGTTTGGGTTAAGAAGATATTGAAACGGTCATATTTATCCCAAAAGGATTGACACAATTTTCGTATATCAATGTTTTTCAGGGTAAATGTAGTGTAGTCAGTATCACGCACACCCAAGTTGGTTTCCGTCGTTGTAAGTCCCCACGGATTGATATTGAGGGTTGCCTTTTCCACTCCATAAATTGGTTTCACGAAAAACGCCAATTGCCACGCAGGTGTCGCAAATCCACCAAATCCTGCCGCATTCGTTGTTCCCGTATTTTCTGAGTTTTTAAAAGTAATGGTAAGTGGGACATTGTCCCCATCTTTTTTGAACTGGACTGGGGCAACTGGATATGCCAAATCATATGTATATGCTGAACCTCCTGCTGGATTGATAACAGTTCCTATAATCGCATTCTCTGTATTCAATCTTAAACCTTCCGTATCATTGCTTTGTTTCGTTCCATTATTTACAAAATTAAGACCTGAAATCTGAACTGGGGTAATACGAACATCACCTGTATTGTTTCCAGTTCCACGGTTAGACATCATTCCCAATTGTATTTCAAAATCATCGTGTTTATCCCAAAACAAATTACACAATCTTCGCATATTGAAATCAGGGTATGAGTATATTTTGCTATTATCAGTTACAATTCGTTTTACAGGCACAAAAACATTTGAATTGAATCCATAAAAAGCACACTCATTCATTTTTCCAGGAATAACTGGTTCAAATAGAAAATGAAACTCAACATTGTTGTAATTATTTCCAGCAGGAAAGACGCCAAATGATGAAGCATTAACATATACTGTAGGGTCAGTTCCTGACAAGGCAAACTCAAAGTTTTCATATCTGTTGCCCTTTTTGAAATTGAAAGACCAACCCGTATTTATTATTAATGGATTTACTGTTGGCGACCCCGCTGTAACAAAAGTATACGCAACAGGCACCCATTCTTTATTCATATTTGACCCCGTTGTTTCATATATTACATTAGACCATTCTAAACCTCTCAAATTGTATGTTAATTGTCCGTATGTTGAACCACCAACGAGTGTTATTGCCCCTTCTGTTGAAAAGGACACCAACTTCAATGCGAACTGGTCGTATTTGTCCCACATCTCTCCCATAACATTTTTCATATCAATATTGTTAAATGTGAATGCCGTCTTTTGCGCGTTAATCGTGCATGGATTAACCGTCGATTTCGTAGATAATATAAGTGAAGCACTGTCTGATAGCATTTATATTATCCGGATATTATTATTCCTTAACTCCCACAACTGAAAATGAAAAAGTCATAATACCTATTCCTCCAGCCGATTGTATTTCGCCTCCATTATTAGAACAAAAACAAGTAAATGTTAAATCCGTGTTCTCACTTTCAGGTTTGCGAAATGTTGTGATTGACATTGGTGGTTCTCCATATTCTGAATCTGCTTGATTTGATGCCGCATAAAAGAATTGTTGTGTATATCCACTTCCTTGTTTATATCCAGTTGTAACCTTCAGTGTATTAATAAATTGAAGACCATCTATTTCCCACCACATACGGCGTTGTGCTTGTGAAAACCCTGTTGATGTATTCGCCATAGCAATCACATTACATATCAAATTGAACTTTGTATATTTATTCCATAAACTGCCTAAAATATCTCTCATATTAATATTGGTAAATGTCGCAATGGTTCTAAAAGCATTTGTTGTTCCATATTGATTTGTTCCACCTAATGGCAACACTTTCATAGTTAATGAAAAATTGACTTGCTCATTTTGATACAGCATTGTATATGGACTTCTGTAAATCTTAGTATCATCAATCGGCACAAACGCCAAAAAGAAAATACGCTGTGTTATTGTTGTGGGTGTCCCTATTTCATATACAAATTGAAGAGTTAATTGGACATTTTGGTCATCGGGTTTTATCATTACAAATGTTCTCGTATTTGCGGAGCGACATAAGTGAGTAGGTAAACTGACTGTAGTTGCTATATTTGTTTCATCTATCGCCGTTTGAAATCCCGCTTGTTTACCCTGATACGACGCCTGAATCAAATTCAAACCATTTTGATAAAGCGTTGCCATACCAGCCCCTGATGCTGGATATGTATCATTGATATACATTTTGAAATACTTGTATTTGCTCCACAGCGTTTCGCCAAGAACTATTCTCAAATCAAAGTTGAACGTCACAGTCATATTATCGGCACTTATTACTCCTGTTTTCGATGGGGTTGTTGTAAGTGACCCACTATTGAGCCATAATTTCGCTATTTCGATATCCATTATTATAATAAACATAGATTTTTATTATAATGTGCTAAACATAGGGAGGGCAAATACACCAGTCTTAATAGCGGGCATATGCAACGCCATTTTCCATTACAAGCACCTGATCGTAGCAGGCAAATGCGGTTTGGAGGGCAGTGATAGCACCAGCAGAGTAGTAATTTACGATACTGTAGATATCAGATGTGTTAGTGTTCGTGCCGTTAAAAATGGACTGTCCGGCAGTGCCTTGATACACCTCAGTGTCGATTCCAATGACGAAATCACCGGATTCAGTTGTAGATGCGGTATTGATATTGGTGACCGCAACAGGGGCATCGAGAGTGTATGCCGACAGGGTGATACTGGGCTGGTTCTGTAGGTCAGCAATTGAACCAAAGCATTTGAGAGCCTCTGAATACATCTCGGCGTGGGTGATAGGTGCCGTCGATGGGAGGACGTCGGCGCCAATTCTAAAAAGTGGGCCGCGATTGACGTTAGCGGTTCCGTTTCCGAATGCGCAGTGAGACATAGGGAACTGAGAATCTACGCCGGTGGCGGCATTGCTTCGGGTCGCCACCAAGAGGCATTTCAATGAACTGAACTTGGCGGGGATGGGGAAAGAAACCTCAGTTTGGGTAGCAGCAGGGATGGTGGCTGAGTTGGTGTATGATCTCCAACTGGGCAGAACCATCTGCATGGGGCTTGAAGAACCGGCCTTGATTGCCTGGACGGCGGAATCGGGCAATTCCAAGAACTCTCCACAGTAATTCACCTGACTAATATTGTAAGAAGCAATTGTTCCGCCTCTGTTCATCAGTGCGCGAGCAGCATTCGATTGTAAAACGATCTCTAATCTTAACGGTGCAGCGGTGAGCTCGAAAAGCGGCAAATACTTAGAACCGGCCAGGGAACCAACGACAGAAACCAAGTTGATGGCGAATGGGAAAGAGTGAGTAGCAACGCCAAGAACGCCGAGAGCGCGGCCTCGATTGACGGAGGCAGCATTCAAGACATCACCAGCAGCGGCGGCCTGTAAAACGGAATAATCGGGGTTGGTTCCAGATGTTACAGCAAAGCGGCCCTTAACCGAATCTTCGGGAACCTGGTAATCGTAGAGGATCTTGCTTAATTGATGGTAGTTATCAATATCCTCGAGTAAATTTGAGCCGTGAAAGACCACGGAATATACCACGCTATAACTAACAAGCATTTCCTCTTGTTAAGCGTCATACCTTTTTAAATGGGGTATGCACCCTCTCGGGTGGGACTAGACTATATCTTATGCGTCATCAGGTTGATTAGACCGTCATTTGACGCCCACAGGCATTTAGTCGTTGAACCGCCTTCATATCCTATCATAACGGACTTAGAAGACTGGCTGCGGATTGCCCTATAATATGAAACTTATTACTATACCTTATGTTGTTAGCATAAGCCACCATAATGTTTCCACTATGGTTTAGTATTTCATACCTTGAGGGGTTTCCCGCAATTTGGATGTGTTGCCCTAAATAGGACTTGCTCATCTTTTGGATGAACATTTATTCGCACCTTTACGAATTCTCTGGATAAAAGCGTGGAAGCCACACGACTCGAGTGTGGTAGCAGTGGTGGCCGAACTGACGACCAAATTGAGGGTTCCCTTCAAATAGGACTCGGAGGGGATAAGGGCAGTGTTGGCTCTCGTGGGCAAATTGATAGTGATTGTCTCAGATTGCGCAAAAGTTGTGCCGCCTTGCGGTTGTATCTGGGATAAAAATCTTCGTGCAGGTGCGGACTCAGTTTTCGACTGGAATTTCAGGTTCTGGGGTAAGGACATTGTATAAACTTATTAGAGATAATAATTTTATAAAAACACGTTTAAAAACGATTTATCGTTTTCTTTCTAAACCACCCGAAACTTTTCTTTGAAGCGCCTCTTCAACTTTTTTGGCGGTGGGGATTTCATTAAAGGGGATTTTGTGACCCATCATTGCCGAACCCATCGCGAGTTTGTGTCCCATCATCGAATTTCCTAAACTTTTCTTGTGTCCGAGCATTTATATTGTATCATTAGAAAATAAAAGGGGAGTGCCTCACCCGCCTTAAAAAGGAAAGGGTAAGGGAAATGTAGTTTGCCCTATTTAGTCTCGGAAATCTACACAATCGATTTGAAGGCACATCTGGTAATTGATTCCATTCATATCAACCAACAGACCATTATTATCAATGATGCGGATTTGTATCTCATCCAATTTATTCACATACAAATTCGTTCTGTAATTGTTTGTATTCTCATATGTAATTATGCTAAACGGAGACACCCCCACTGGAATTGTTGCTAAAATATTCTGATTATAAGGTTGAGCAATATTCACATTGTAAGTAGGAAAATTCACCTCTATATTCAGCGCCCTTATTTGATTCAGATTCACACAGTCGCGACTTATGAGCGTTCGACTCGACGACGTTGTATTCGTTGATTTGCTAAAGCCTATCACGTGGTTAAAAGACCCCGCATATATAATGAATTCATTTGTAGTATGCGTTATTGTGATTTTCGCCGTAATGCTACTATACGTCAGCGTATAGGCCGACCCCATCTGTGATTGTAAAAGCGCAACCAGATTGGTGACGTTATAATTACCCGGCGGCACGGTGTATTCGAATACCGACCCAGTAACCACACCCCACGAAAATGTATTGTCCTCACTCGTTATGCTATAAAATGAATACGGGATGCTCGCATTTTGAAGCGACAAGTAAATATGATGGCCGTCGGGGATTTCTATCACCGGCAGATTGTAAATCGCATTTGCTATATTATCATTCACATATTGTGTAGCATACCGGCTATTCAAGTATATTTGTATCGATTCGCTTTTCATCGGCATAGTTTTATATTATCTTGAGATTTTTACAACTATTTATTGGCGATAGTTAGAGGATTGCCGTTTTTATAGAACTTTTCTTCAAACAGATCGATGTCTAAATGATTATACGGCGCATCAAACACATAGTCATATAATTGTTTCATCTCATCTTCTTTCATTTTAATGAGCTCTTTGGTAATTGTTGCTAATTCTTCCTTATTGCGAACACCGTTAAAGATACTTGCCCACGTAAGTTGCTTCCTCAAAATTTTTGGAAAATAGAGGTATGACTGAACCGTGAATATGAATGAACAATTCAAATGGCGCGCCTTGATTAGCATTGAGTTGAGTTCGCGCAGCAGCGCCTTGTCTTTCAGGTTGTTTGCGAAATCGTCTATAATTACCAACGTATATTCGTTTTCATCGTCATCATCACGCGACTCTTTGATTTCCGTCAATTCATCTTTCAGTTTCATCAGTTCTTCTTGATCAAATTCGTGATGCACTTTGTCGTGGTTTTTAAATGGGTGATTCGCCACGCTGAGAAATGACGCCGCAGGGCAGTAGTAGTGGATATGATGGAATTTTTTTTTATACACCGTCTTCATCTGGTTTAAAAGGAAACTCGATTTCCCCGATCCACCACTACCTATGTAGAGGGTAATTGCTCCATTTCTTCGCGAGAAACCAACGGGAATATCAGGCACGAATATATCCATAGTCTCCTTAATTGGTTTGGTCTTAGGCACCGCTTTATTGGTTTCCTCTGTTATTAAAAGGGACATTCTATATACATTACGGAAACATTTAATTAAGCATTTAGGGCATTTTTTTATCTCCCTCTATATTATAATTATAATGAGCAACAAAAATGAGTCTGATGATGCAGCGGATGACGCCGGTTTGACCAAACAAAAAAAACCACGCAGCGAGGCGCAAATCGCAGCATTCGAAAAGGCGAGGGCGATTCAAGCCGCTAAACGTGATGAGAGGCAGGCTGCAGCAACCGGGCGAGCACCTGATCCAGACAAAGAGCGCAAGAAGATTATACTGCAGGCCGTCAAAGAGAAACTTAATGGTGAGCCTAAATCCAAAGCCCCGCCTGTGGTTGATGAGACCACCGAGGAGGACGTCAGCGAAGAAGAGGCAGCAGCCCAACCCAAGAAGGCCGCGAAAAAGGCCGCGCCTCCACCCCCACCCATCAAGGCAAAGAAGGAACCCAAAGTCGTTTATGAGGAAAGCAGCGAATCCGAGGAGGAGGTCGTCATCGTCAAGAAACGCAAGAAGCCAAAGAAGAAGACCATCATCATCGAGGAATCCGACAGCGAGGAAGAAGAACCCTCTCCCCCACCAAAAAACGTTGCGATTCCCACCCGAGATACTAAGTCGCAGATGAACAAGTCGATGTTTAAGGTTCATACACCAAAGGTCGATGCGCCACCCAAGCCCATTTATTATTTCGCGGACTAATAGGGCAAACTACGTTTTCCCTCGCCCTTTCCTTTTTTCCTCCTATTAGGGCAAACTACGTTTTCCCTCGCCCTTTCCTTTTTTCCTCCTATTATATATAATGGAATCCAACGACCCACCCGTCAATGACCTCGAATGCCGCGAACCCGCACCTATGTCCATCGACCGCTCATTTAGTATCGTCGATTACTACAACAAAGAACAGCAGAATTTTAAAACCATTTTAGAAGGTGTTGGCGTGGCCACGCTCTTAACCATCCTTGGCTTTTTCATTTACCACATTTTCAAATAATATCATACTATCTTATAATGCCGTATAAAATAGTTCGCATCAGATATCGATGGTTCGTCGTTGATTCCGCCTCAGGAAAACGCTTTTCAAAAACGGGATTTACAACCGCTGCAGAAGCACAGCGACAACAAGTCGCCATCGCATTGAGTGAGTCAGCACGCAGCGGCAAACCAGCGTCATACTACTTCGAGTAGCCGGGGAATTCCGTTTAATTAAGGAGAGGGATGTCCGGTTAAGGGAGAATCCCCCGGCACGCCGGCACGCCCGGCACGCTGTTTTGCACCTCCCCTAAGAAATACCCTCATAAGAGAATACTTTGTAAAATAGCGTGCCGCGCGTGCCGCGCGTGCCGCGCATTTAATATAGTTATTAATAATAAAAAACAATTAAATCTTTTATTATTTTATTCATCATCAGTCAAGCCATCTTCATCTTTATTATTATCTATTATCGAGCATCCTACAAATCCACCCCTAATATCTTTACCATTCAATTTACCAAACCCTCTTAATAATCTATCATATTTGAATCCCAAACGACTCATTCCTTCAATAATAAAGTCCCTTTTAAATTTTGTTAATTCTTCCAACTTTTCAATACCAATACGGCCTTCTGAGTTCTCGCAATTCTCATTAAACCATAAACCGAACTCATCATTTTTAAGCTGGGCCTGCTTTGCGTCACCCAAAAACTTCTCTGGAATTTCAATCTTTCCATTGTATTTTTTGGCGTATTCTACAATCAAACCAAAAACCTCATTACGATATTCATTCTTTATTCTATCACCCAATGTGGGGTCGGCTATGAATTTGAGTTGCTCAGGAATCGACTGTTTCAGTTTCCCCGTCCTATCAAAATTAGAGCAAAATGACGCCTGCTTATAACGATTATAAACGGCTGATTGAGTGGGGTCAATTTTAATCATAAAATTTGATAGAATAAACATTTTAAACTGAAGATAAATTTTATCACTTGTTCCAAACATTACTTCGTTTTCAATTGTTTTACCATCAGCCAATTCTTTCATCAATTCGGCATTCATCTTTTTTGTTCGACTGAACTCGTCTGTCCAAACTAATCTCTTGCCCTTTGTCATTACCAATTGTTTATGAACTTTTGTGTTGCCGTCTTCTAATAAGGTGCCCTTCGATTTATAAACATAATGGGGCATTAAAGTATCCAAAATATCAAAATAAAATGTTTTTCCATTATCACCCTTACCACCCTCTGTGCCGTCTATCATAAAATACAATGACTTTTCAAGATGAGGCGTCCCCAAGAATGTGAATCCCAAAATCTGTAAAAAATATTCCAAATGAGAATCATCGTTATTCATAATTTGTTTTAAATAGCCTTTCAATGTTTTGGTTTTATTGGGATTCGCCGGCTCATAATCGTATCGTATGGTGTCGGTTAAATAGTCGTCCCACTGAATGCCGCCGGGTCGCAATTCACCGGTTTTCAAATCTACAATTCCATTTTGAAATGCTAATTGATTAGGATTAACATTCAACTTATCTTCAAAATCATTGTCGCACAAATGAACCTTCAAATATGATTTACACAATGATATGAATGATGGAGAATTAATTCTTTCGTAATGTTTCATATATTCCATACGTATTTTATGTAATTTCTCAGCTTCTTCACCTTCGGCTATCATTTTCTTTCGACCAACCTTATTTTCAGAGTAATCGATGTATTTGCGGATTTCCAAAATGATGTAATAGGCGGGGTCTTTAATACATTTCCATAATTGATTATCACCCAAAACCCACCAAACCTCATTACACAATTTCAAAGTCTTTTTAATAGTTGGTGCGATTTTTTTGGCGCATTGGAAAATATCTGTTAATTCATCCAAACTAATATCTAATGGAGGAGAATACTTTGCGCATATTTCTTTAAACTTCGTTTCATTGCTGATTTTGGCGTAGTGATAAAATGTTGTAATATTAATACTTCCACCTTTACAATCATCCCATAGTTTATTCAATACATCACAGTCATAATCTGCGCCCTTACGATTTGATAATGAATGAGCAATTTCACGATATTGATTGCCCATTGAATGGAGCGCCCAAATAATTCTTTTCCAAATATCATAACACCCCTTTTTACAAATATAGTCGTCTGAAATAATTTCGCTCATTTCTTTGATTTTTTCATAATCGGTTGTAGTATCGCCATTCATAGCGACAACAGAATTTGGACTTTTGGGTCGTTTTTTTTCTATTACCAACAAGTCCATCAGACTATCACTTGTAAAAGTCATTATTGGCTTATCGGCATTTATCATTTCAAGTGGCGCATATGAGCCCTGGCCGCAAAGCAACTCTACCTCGCCTTTTCCATCATTACTGAATTGCATCCGGGTTGATTCTGGAACAAAATCGCTCTCGGCGCGGATGAAAATATGTCGGCCATATGATTTGGTCATCGACTTGAAATATGGGCAATGAAACATCATATTATCAAAGCCTTGGCTATAGTCATTGGTATCGATATCAATGTGAAACACCTTTTTGGTATTAACACATAGGTGAGTAAAAAGTTCAGGTTGAGTTTTATATAAGTGCTGTCTGGCCTTGATCAAATTCATATCTGAGAAATCGTGGAGGTCTGGTCTAATGAAGTTATAAAGTTTATGGTTTATCGGATTCAGGTCTTTTTTGGCTCCATTAATGGTAAGGTTAATGGGAAACCATTCAATATCGTTGGCGTTACAGAAGTCGATTGTGTTGGAAGAGGTCATTTTGCTAAAGTCGGGGTCGTATATAATTCTATAAGATAATTATTTTAAGTAGTTTCCTTAAAATAATATTTATGGCGTTCATTTTTTTATCAATCCAAAAGGATTTTCCTAAATGTTTTGAATTCGACCAAAACGTCGTATTTCCTTTTCATAGAGTTTCGACAAGATTCGCGATGTTTGTCGCGATTGTTTTCAATCCAATCGACTTTATATTGAGCGACGCGCTCTTTGTTTTTCTCGTTCCATTTTTTGGTTGCTCTGAGTTGTGCTTCGGATGCGGGCATTGTTCTGGTTTCTATATACTATACCTATATTTTTATATTGCTTTCATAAAAATATATATTCCTAAATAATTCCAAAAGCGGGGTTTCGCAAAATGGCGGATTG